GCCAGCGCCGGATCTCGGCCACCTGCGCATCAATGCCGTGCCCATCCAGCCAGCCGGGAAGCGTGGCGCTGCAATGCACCACGATTTCGCGCACCGGATAGCGGGCGCTGCCCTGATAGATCATGGCCTTGGTCTCGGGCGGCAGATCCTGCGCCACGCTGGGCGCGCCCTGCCCCCAGCGCACGGCAGCGGCGCGGGTCCGCGGGCCGTCGATCCCGTCGATTGGCCCGGGCGAGCCGCCCACGCCGGTCAGACCGGCCTGGATCGACCGGATGTGTTGCGATGACATGTCATGCTCCAAAAATGCAAAAGCCCCGCCGGATGGCAGGGCGAGTCGACTTCCCCTTGGTTTCCCGAGGTCAGGCCCCGGACGTGTCCACCTGCGCCACCCCCAGCACCACAATGGCTGCCTGCGGATCATCCCCGAACACTGCCACGAGACGAGACGGATCAGCGGCACCGCCGATACGGATCACAGCCTGTGCGCGGGCGGCGGCAGCCATGTCGATGATCGAGTCGGTGTCCCATGCTGGGTTGATAGAGGATAGGTAGTATCCGCATCAGATTTCTGGCTCAGGCTCGAAGGTGTAGCCATGCGCGGCAAGCACGGACGCGGCCCAATCGGACGGCACGGCACCAGCGACAGAATGAACGGTCAGCCCGACATGTGCGGCCTGCGCTTCGGCGGCAGAGATGACGCCACCATCGCCCCACACACCTGCGATGGCCGGAAGGTCGCCCTCAGCTGCATAGGCCCGCCATGCGGCTTCCAGATCGGAAGTTGCGCCCATGTCCTGACACATGCGGCCCACAATAGGTGCGGTCGTGCCGATGGCGACCAGCCGCCGCCCTTGGGAGAAGCTAGCAGCGCCGCGCCCCTGTGCGTCCAGAACGCGGTCGATGGCGGCGTGGTGTTCTTCGGTGACGACGAGAATGCACGGGACGTAGGTCATGCGATGTTGCTCCAGAGTTGATGCAGGGATGAGACTTCGGTGGGCGTCATGACGCGCCCCAAGGCGATTGCCGCGCCGATCCCGCCCGACCAGAAGGCGGCGCGGGTGCCGTTGTTGTTGAGACAGCCAAGGTCCATCGGAACAGTCGTATTCACCGCGCCAGACTGAGCGCCGGAATAGACTTCCGTGCCGTTCTGGTAGAGCCGCACGGTCGTTCCGTCCCACGTCACGACCCCTGTGGTCCAAGTGCCGCGAATGTCGGTGCTGCCCTTGATCGTGGCCGTGCTTTGCGCCCCGATTCCAGCCCCCAGTGAGCCGTCAGAGGCCAGCGCGAGGAAACAGCGCCCATCCGTCGCGCCTTGGGAACCGATAGCCACGCGGGAAGCGGTTGCACCATTGATGCGGACGGCGAGGCTACCGGATGCGGTGGGGTTATAAGCGAAGTTCAGGCGGTCGTCGGAGCCGTCGAAATTCAGGCGTTGCGGTGTGGTCTGATAGGCAGGGCGGAAGCCGCTGCTTGCGGATTGTGTTGCGTGGAAGCCGGTGAGTTCGCGGACGGAAGCAGATGAAACCGTCCCACCGCCATTTAAAGTAGTAGTCCTGAAATTCAGATTAACCGTCTGCGTAAACTGCGGCGACAGGTAAATCTTTTTCACGCCTACACTGGTAACATCAACCAGTAAGCTTCGCGAGTTTGTGATGTGAGCGAGGCATACGGCGAAAGGGGCAGTGATGGAAGTTACGTTTAACGTAATCTCATACAACTTTCCTGCCACAACAGAAAAAACTGCACCAGAGTAAGCCTGATCTGTGCCTCCCGCTACAGTCTTTTGAAAAGTGACAGCGATTCCAGAAGTGGAAAACACCCCGAAGTTAGAGTTTGTCCATCCGCTTGCTTGTGTTTCAGGCCCAAGAACCAGCCCTTTAGACTTATCCAACACCAGACCAACCGACTGCCCCGGAGCGGTGACAGGCGTCGTGCCTGCCGCATCCTGAAACAGCGATGGCAGATCAGCAGGGTCCAGCAGCGGGCCCTGGTCACCTGCGCGGGATAGCAGGCGCGGAAACCAGGGCGCGGCGAGAACCGGCAAGGATGTAACTCCCAGACCAACTGCCAGCATCACAGCCACCCATAGACAGTAGCCGTGGTGCCAGTGGCTAGCACGCGCGTGGCGCTGACAGGCAATATCTGCCCCTGCACCAGCGTGTAGGTCAGATTCACCCCCATCTCATCGCGGATCAAGACATTGCCAGCGGCATGGCAGTAGATCACGCGGGGCCGCACCGGCAGATCGGCGCTGTCCGATGGTGTGATGGCGACGTGGCGCGTAGCCGGGCTGTCCAGCCCACGGGCGTGGAAGCGGTAGGGATCGTCAGGCATGTTGTCCTCCTAAAAATCAAAAGCCCCGCCGGATGGCGAGGCAGATTGGCGCCCGTTAGCCTTGCCGGGTGTGGACACCGGCGCTTTCGACCCGCCCGAAAGGGGGCGATTTATAGCACGCCACGAAGCGCGGGCGCGGTGACCATCCTCCCGGCCCCGGGAAAATGCTCAGTGCCAGCCGCCCGAGGCGATCAGCACGATCAGCACCGCTGCGAACACCCACGCCCGCAGCTCCTCGCACGCCCAGCGGCGCAGCAGGTCACGCCTCCGGGGCATTGCCGCCCCCTCGCCCGATCCGGGCCGCCTGCGCATCGACGATGCCCAGAATGATCTTGGACAGGCTCATGCCGATGATGCCTGCGGCAAAGGCCGCCGCATCGCGTACATCTGTGCCCCGGCCCAGATTGCCCAGCCACAGCTCCAGCAAGGCCAGCACAATCGGGGTGCCATATTTGGCAAACAGCACACCGGCCACGATGCTCACCGCACCGTCCCGCAGGCGCCGCGTCTCGCTCATCAGCCAGCGGATCAGGCCACCGGCAGCGCCTGCCAGCACCGCCCGGCCCGCCTCGCCAGAGACCCAGGCCGCAAACAGGCCGATGTACAGGATCAGCTGGTCCAGCCAGCTGGGGGATTCGGGCGTCATCGCACCTCCGCGCAGTAAAAAGCCCGCCAGCGGCGGGGTGTGGGTGGGTCAGGGGTGGCGCGGCGGTCAGGCTCACAGCACCTCGAACGCGACATATCCATAGGTCCAGATGCAGCGCACGAGTGGCACTGCCGCGCCTTCCTCAATGCCGGCCAGCTTGGCGCGCTCCGTCTCCGTCATGTTGCCGGTTTCAAGGGCAAGGGCGTCAACGTCGATCCGCAGCTGTGTGAGTGTCGAGAGGGGCATGGTATCTCCTTAGCGCGGCATCAGTTGACGGGAGATTTGGGCGCCGAACGCCTCAAACTCGACAAGACCAGGGTGGTTGAAGTTGTTGGCTTGGCAGCAATCCGCCACCGCCTGCCCAAGCAATTCGGGCAGGTCGTAGAGGTGTTCGTAAGGCGCAAGGCCAGCCCCCGAGTGGATCGCAACACGGTCGATCACGCGGTTTGTATATTGCCAAGTTTCGAGCGTCCCGGCTGGACCGACACGCGGGCGCGGGCAATGCGTGAACAGCACATCTTTCCCGGTCGCCATAATCGTTTGCGCAGCATATGCCATGCGCGCTTCGCTTGCATCGGAGCCGCGTTCGTTCATCCCGAAAGCGTGAATGACCAGATCGGCGGAAGAACCGGCAACTGCCGCAAGCCATGTGCTGCCGATGCCTTGAGAAATCGCGCCGGAAACACCCCAGTTATCATAGAACAGATCCGTTCCGAGAGTGTAGCCGTACCGCTCAAGCGCCGCGACAAGCTGCCAGATCGCCCCGACACGGGTATGCACGGTGCCAGCGCCATCATCGGACCGCCCAAGCTGGACTGAGGTGTAGAGCGGCAAGGCGTCCACAATATCGGCGCCGTAAGCATCCCGCAGATAGTGCTGCGGATCGGTCAGCGGCGCCGCGCCACGGTCGCGGTTTGCGCCATTGGCAACCGTGGTGGACGGTACGTCCCGCTGGATCGCCGTGATGCTGTCGCCAAAACCAGCGATGCGCAGAGGATAGCCGCGCCGGATTTTCCCGATGGTCTTTTTCAGCGCGTCGCGGTTGCGGTCTGCAATCATGTCCAGCCACTTCTGTGTCCGTGGCGCGTCATCGTGATACAGTCGCCACAGCGGCACCGCCTCGGACACGCCAGACGGCACGACGCGGGCGAGATACACCGGCAGAGCAAGCGATGACGCAGGCGCAGGGATACCCACAGTGGGGTCATCCTCGCGCGCAGTCCCAGCTTGCACGGCAAGATCGCGGGTCAAGGCATTCATCGTCACCAGATCGTACCGCACAAAGCCGGTGTCTGGCGCCGTGAATGTCAGGGCCTCGGTAGCGACAGCGACTTCCTGCCCGTACCGCGTCACAGTCGCGCTGACGGATAGCGTCAAGCCGCTGCCGGTGATAGCAGCATCCGTGATCGCCTCTCCAATCGGCGGCACCAAAACCGCAGCGTCAAGGGCTTCGGTTGCTGCATCTCCTGCCCCAGCGGCGCGGGCGATATAGTCAAAAACATCAAGCGAAAACCCGATCTGCAGGGGATTGGTCGTGATCGCTGCGCCGGGGGTGAAGGATGAGACATTCCCAGCCGGTGCGCTGGAGAACCAGCCGCCCGACAGATCAACGCCGCCAAAAACATAACTCAGCAACCCTGATGGCACATAAAAGCCGATGTAATGCCCGCGCGGCACGATGATTTCCGGCAGATCGGATCGCAGGATCTCATTCAGGCCAGCGGCGACGGATACCGAATAGTCAGACCCGACTTGCACCAAAACGCCGCCGCGAAGGTCGAACACCTTGACAAGAACGGAGCCAGCGTCAAGCGCGAAGATGCGCAGCTTTTCGATGACGCCGCCGTCCGTTGCCGGGCGGGCCTGCACATAGGTGTTGGCATTTGCTGGCGCCGCAGATGCGAGGTTGCCAGCCTGCCCGACAATGGCAGTCAGCCTGTCATTGATTTCAGCCGCAGCCTTTGCCCCGGCGCCAGCAACGGCAACTCCCCACGGATCAAGGGTGAAGGACAGCTGCAGCGGATTGGTCGTGACCGGATCAACCGCCGCGACCACTCGCACCGCACCGGACGGCGCCGCAGAATACCAGCCAGAGGTCGTTTCAGTCCCGCCGAATTGATATGCCAGAATGCCAGATGGCACGTAAAAGCCGACATAACAGCCTTCCGGCACAAGGATTTCCGGCAGGGCGGTGATATCGTTCTGTCCAGTCGATACCGGCACGGGATAATCAGGCCCGATCTGCGTCAGCTGATCCACATCAAGCGAAAACACCTTGATCCAGATTGCGCCATTGGCCAGCGCATAAAGCCTCAGCCTTGTAATGGCCCCAGATTTTTCCGCAGGATCGGCCAGCACATAGGTGTTTGCATTGGCCGGTGATCCGGTAATCAGTGCGGCTGCCTTGCCAAGCGTCGTGACCGAAAAATCAGAGGCGCCAAGCGTGCCTGCCAGCCCGGTGATGTCAGCGACAGCCACAGCGCCCATCAGGCGCAGCGTGTTTACCGCATCCGGGTCAAGCACGAGATCATACACCGCGCCGCCGCGAAGGTCGCCAGCGGCCAGCGCAGAACCGTTGCGCCGCTTGATCGTGTATGCGGTGGCGCCGATGGTCAGCGTGGGGTTTGCGGCGGTGTTGGTCGTGGGCCACAACGACTGGATGCGCTGGCGCCCGGTGATTGCGATATGGGCCTGTGCGGCCTGCACAGTGCCCGTGGCGGCATTGGCGGCTCCGGTGACGCTGGACAGGCGGATGATATCGCCTAGATTGTCTGCGGCTTCGCGGGCGGTGATCTCGTCGGAAAGCCCAGATGCGGTGGCGAAGTCATCAGCGTCAGCAGTGGCGGCAGTTCCCAGCCCCATAGCTGTTCTGGCCTGCGATGCCGTCAGGTCTTGCGGGTCGCCAGTGCCAGCACCAGCAGCACGGCCCTTGATGCGCGCCTCAGCCATGTCAGCCAGCTTGACGTTGGTGACGGCATTGTCGGCAATATCAGCTGTGCTGACGCTGCCGGGAGCCTCCAGCGCATCCAGCCTGCCATCCAGTGCCGCGACATCGGCGGCATGGGTGGCAGGCGAGACGCCGCCAGTTGGCAAAGCGCCGCCGGTGAACACCAGCAGCCGCGAGGTATCATGGACCGTCACGGGGTCACCTCCTGATCAATGTGGATGGTTGCGGTCAGCGTTCGGACAACGACCGTCCCGACCGTAAATTTGACATCAAGGGCGTGCGGTCCCAGCGGCAGAGCAGCCGATGCAGCTGCGGCCATGGCGATCTCGAATGTGCCATCGGCAGCGCTGATAATGCCGATCGTCAAGCCGCGGGTGATGCCATCCACCCCGCGCAGTGCGGCCGCGACAGAAACCCCTGTCAGACTGATCGGCCGCCCGAAGCGATCGACATAGAGGGCGGGCAAGGTGATCGTGTCTCCGCGCTTGCGCCGGATCTCACGCGGCGCCGCAACGGGCACAGGCACCGCTGCAAAATCCGCCAGCGTGCCGGTGCCCGTGCCGGTCGGCACCACATCCGGCAGCGTCTGGCTGATCAGCCGGTTCTGCACAGGCGACCAGTATTCGACCGTCACGGCATAGGGCGTGCCCTCTGCATCGGCCTCGAGATCCACATCGATCGCGCCCGCGCCGCTGATCGGCGCGACCACCGGCCCCCGCAACACCAGCGTCTCGTCGACGATGGGCTGCCGTGCCTCGAAAATCACCCGCCCATGCGTGGGGAGTGTCCCGTCCGGCAAACGGACGGGGCCTGCAATTGTCGTAGCCATGCGGCCCTCTCAGATGACGGTGACGGTGACCGGGCCGCTGCGGGGCCCAGCGATGCCCGAGGCGTTGATCGGTTCGCACCAGTAGCGATGCGCGCCGACGCCCGGGCCGATATCGGTGTAGGTGTCGGCCAGGTTCGGTGCCCCGAATTCGGTGTGGATCAGCGCTGCATCCCCAAAGCTGGTGCTGCCGGTGGCGCGGTAGATCCGGGCGGCGGCATAGGCTGCATCATTCGGCGCCGTGAAGGTGAGCGCAACATCCGAACCGGCAAGCGCCCCTCCGAAAGCGGCCATCGTCCCGGGCGGATCGCTTTCTGCAACAGCGGTCACCACGATCGGATCTTCTGGCGCCCATACGCTGACCCGCCCGCCAGGCGTGCGGTTGCGCACCTGCGCCTCATAGGCGGCGCCATCGACCAGACCAGCCGAGACGAGCGAGGACTGGTCATCGCCCGCATCGACGATCTGCCAGCCATCGATCCCGGCGCCCGGCGCCCGGATGCGCAGCTGCTGCACCACGTCATCGGGCTGGGCAGGCCATGTCCATTCGATCAGCGCGGCACCGCCAGTGCCCTCGATGGCAGACCCGGACAGGCTTTCCGGCGGCGAGACCTCGCCCTCCTCCACGATCTTGACCCGCAGCGGGCGCGGCGGCTCCAGCGTCATCGCATCCGGCGCGAAATCCCCCGGCTCGACAGAAACCGCATCGAGGCTGAAGGTATGGCTGCCGCCGGTGCGGCCAAGCTTGCCAACCTCTACGACGGCATCCAGCCCCAGTTCTGCATGCTGGATGCGCAAGAACCGCTCTTCCATGCACTCATAGCCGATGGCCTTGATCGTGCCAGTGATCGCATATTCCGGCCGCGCGGTGGTCAGCCAGCGCCAGCCCACACGCCACGCCTGATTGTGGCTGTCGATGGCGCCGCAGGGCTCCTCGTGCCGGGCCCCGTCGGGATCCGCGACGATGGCGCCGGTCACCTCCTCCTCATAATCCCGGGCAGGCTCGACATAGCGGATCACCACCTGCCCGATGACATCCGCGCCCCAGTCGCGGTTGCGCACAGTGAGCGAGATGAAATCTGCGGCTGTCAGCGTGACGGTCGGCGCGCTGTAATATCCGACCTTGAAGCCAAGCTTGCCGTCGCGCCGCTCGAAGAAAAAGGCATCGCAGGCCTTCTGCAGCTCAGCCCGAACCGCCTCCCAGCCCATCGACGTATCGGTGGTGATGTTGATGGTCCAGCGCTTCTGCGTGCCGCCGCTGCGATTGGTCACCAGCTGGTCGCTGACATCCGCCTCGGCCGCAACCTCATCCCAGTCTACTGCCCGGCCATAACGCTGTGCCAGATCTGCGATCACCAGCGCGGCATTGTTGCTCCAGCCGTAGCTGTCGCTGCGGGGGTCATAAACCGTATCGCTGCCATCCCAGATGGCGGTATAGGTCCACTCCTTCCCGGAAGGATAGATCCGCGAAAACGCATTATCCTTCGGGCGGGCCGCATAGAGCGCGGCATAGGACAGCCCCGCGAAATCATCGGTTGATGACACCTCGGCGAACACCGCATCCCAGATCGCATCCACCACCTGCCCGGGCTGCCCGGTATGGGCGCGGATCGACCCGTGCCAGTGCCGGGTCAGCCATGGCTCCGATCCCTCGCGTGCATTGACCGGCTCAGTGGTCACAAACCCGGCGCCATCCACCTCGACCGGCCATTTGTCCAGATAGTGCTGCACCGGCCCTAGCGTTGAATGCGCCGCGATCAGCACGCCGTAGTGCCGCTTTGCGCGCTTGTCTGTCCCGGTCGGATTTACCACGGGCGTCTTTGATGCAGCAGACAGCGC